TCCCTTCCCGCCCCTCCTCCCCTGTTGTTGGGAGTCGGCCCTCTTTTACGGTTTGTCCTGCACCGAAAGCAGCAGAGGCCTGTACGCAATTACGTACTGGTGCCGGTGGTTAACCGGCTGGACAGAATGACCAGAAGACAATTTGCTCGAGGCTGCGCGTCTTAGTAGGAACGCGAAACTGAACACTCGTTAACGGTGGCAATAAAACCCTCTCCCTCATTGTAAATATGAGTTGAGAGGTGGGCAGAGTTTGGGCTAGCTCAGAAGTAGTCGAGTGGAAATACAGCGAGCAATACAGACAAAGATTAGTAAGGGCCACCAAACCCTACTAAATGTCACGGCATGTCTAAAGAAAAGGGAGAGAGGAATGGAAGAACAACCGGACAAAATGGATCGGATTCTTAACCGCCTGAGTGAAAGACTGGGGGAGTGGGAGGAGTGGTCACAGATAGCGATAGAGAATGAAACAGCGTTTAAGTCTTACACGGCTTTATCAACGAAGACACACATGGACTCAGGGTGTAGCCATGCTAAAGCGCAAGTCGAAGTCCAAGCCACACCCGAATGGGCAGCCCACTTCAAAGCAGTCGCAGAATCAAACCTCAGAGTAGAGATGGCAAAGAAGCAGATGACTGCGCTTGATCTACAGTTCCGAGCAGAGCAGACAAAGCAAGCCAACCTGAGAAGGGTGGTATAATGGCTGAAACACTACGCGCCAAAGCATTGAAAACACTACAGAAGTTACGCAGAATGGAGTGCGCCAACGATGAAGGCTACTGCAAATGCGTATCCTGCGGGGTATTAGTACACTGGAAAGAGTGTGACGGAGGCCACTGGCTACCAAAGGGATCAAGCTCACGTTGGGCATTGGAGCCGGAAAATGTGTGGAGTCAGTGTAAGTCGTGCAATGGCTGGCAAATGAAGCATGGCAGCGCAGCCCAGCAATACACTATCCACATGATTGACTTCTATGGAAGGGAGTTCGTTGACCACATGCTCGATACCCGAAGGGATATTCACAAGCTATATGCTGCTGACTACCGAGAGATGATTGCCGATTGGTCTGAACAGATCAAAGGGCATGAGCGCAGGCTAGGGGTGAGAGGTCGATGAGGTCTTGCAGGCTAGTCGCGGCTGACATGGTAAAAGCTATGGATCTTGCAATGAAGGAGGTCTGGGATGCGGAACCAAAGCAGCTAAAAGACGAAGGGTTAAAACGGCAGATATTCCAACACGTCTGCAATTCCTACACGCGACGAGGCGGCTATGGGCAGAAAATCCAAACTCCCGACTGATCCTGATGTGTTTGCCACAGACTTTGAAGGTCTTGGCGCTACCGGCATGGCTAGAAAATACGGGTGCAATGTTCGCAATGTCTTCATCAGAAGAAAGAAAGTCGAGGGCATTCTCGGTAGACCCTTGAACGTCCCTGCCTACCTTGATAGATCCAAAGGCCCGAGGCCATCAGTTCGTCAAACTCTGACCGTAGAGAAAGACCTGCTCATGCTGATCGGCTCAGACGCTCACTACGAAGCCAACACAGTAACCACAGCGCATCTCGCATTCGTGCAGCTAGCTAAGAAGTTGAAGCCTGACGTGATCGTTTTGAACGGTGATCTGTTGGATGGCGCAAGCATCAGTAGGCACCCGGCGCTAGGCTGGGAGGAGAGGCCAACGGTTGAGCAAGAGTTGAACACTGTTCGCCAGCGGCTGGAAGAAATCGAGAAGGCTGCTCCCAGTGCTAAACGATACTGGACGATGGGCAACCACGATGCCAGATATGACATGAAGCTAGCCGATGCTTTGCCAATGTACAAAGGTGTGCCGGGCTTCAGTCTTCGGGAGCACTTCCCATCATGGACGTTCTCAACAAGCCTATGGATTGAAGGTGCAGAGCGACCAATCATGATTCGGCACAAGCCTATCGGCGCAGCTATCACTGGAAGCCACAGAACCACGCTCATGAGCGGAACACACACGGTATCCGGCCATACGCATCACCAAGGCGTTGCCTCCCTTACTGATTACACTGGGACTAGGATGGGCATCCAGTTAGGGACGATGGCGGACATACATCAGGATTCGTTTTTGTACGCAGACGACTCCCCAAAAAACTGGAGCAGCGGCTGGGCGGTTTTGACGATCAAGAACAATTGGTTGTTGCAACCTGAGTTTGTCCGTGTACATTCTCCGGGTGAGTATGAGTTTCGAGGAGCAATCCACAAGGTAGATTATCCGTGATGAAAGAGATTGAGCCGGTGGAGTATATCGTCGCAAATCAACTGAATTATCTGAGCGGGAGGGTGGTAAGTCTGCTAACTGAGTATTCAAAAACCAAAGACATCAGGCTGCTAGAGGAGGCGTGTGGGGATCTGGCGAAACTTACAGCCCGCGAGCGTTACTTGGAGGAGCTTTGATGCCCAGCGTCACAGTCGAGGATCTACCTGATAACTGCCAAGTGACAATCATCATTTCGGAGTTGGTCGATATTGATGATCCCAACCCTCCAGCAGAGAAGCCGGAGGATCAGGAGCTAGAGATTATTCAACTGGTGGGCAAGAAGGCTGAATGCTGAGGTAGTCTTTGTGAACCCCCTGGCAGACGCGCTCAATGTAGTCCTGCTCTTCTAGCACTTCGTTTTCGTAGTCGTTCTGACCGACAATAAAAAACCCAGCAATCAAAAGCAGGGCGAGTGGGTAGCGTAGTCTCATGACGGATCTCCCAACTGCTCGGCTCGTTCAATGGCGTATTGCTCTGCCTCTGCGTCGGACATCCCTAACTCTAGGGCTTCCTCGAATAATTGCTCTAGCAGAGTTTCGTTGTAGTGATTAGACATCTGATCCCCTTGGGCCGCTTACGCGGCCTCCTGTGTTGCATACTCGTTAACGAAGTTGGAGAGAGGGCCAGACCATTCCATCTCAAAGTCTGAGCTGTCGTAGGACTTGCGCTTGTATGCGGTGACAATCCACACGCCGGCCTCTCTCTCTAGGTCGTAGTGGTATTCGGTATCTCCATGAGCTTCGTGCCCTGCGGTCAGTTCTGCTCGCTCGTTAACCCAAAGGAAGCAAGGGAGGAGAGGGCGACCACTGATACGCATAAGGTCGATGGTGTCCTTGAAGTAAGACGCAGCACCAGACAAGTAGCCGTCGTGGTGGATGTACAAGGTAGCTGTGCTGAATCCGCTTTTGATTTGGTATGTGGCTCGTGTAGACATTTTTATTTCCTTAGTAGTTAGAGGGGGTGAGCGCCGCTTACGCGGCCTCTCCTTCAACGTGGATGAAGTCATCCATTAAAAACTCTTTAACGCCTTTCATGCAATCAAGGTAGGTGTGGGTGAAGCGTACAAAGACGGTCTCGTCGGCATCGCTATCGCGGAATACTACGCGGTAGTTGTACTTGTCGTTGCCGTCCATAACCAGAGCTTCTAGGCCATCGGTCTCGTTGCGGTAAGTTGCGATCAGTTCGATTTTCATGTTTCGTTCTCCTGTTGTGTGAAGCCATTAAAAAGGAATCTTTCATAGGAGTCAAGGGGTATAACAAAAAAAAGTTAAATTATTTTTCGCAAGTAATGTACAATATCACTTGCTATCCGTTAATCAATTTGGTATTTGGCGACACATGGCAGATCATCGACACAAGATCCCTAAGAAGGATCAGGCAAAACACTTTCCGAACTGGGATCACGGCGGTAAGGGCGACAGACCTAGAATCGCTGGACGACTGAACAACAACTCACCTGCATACCAAGACGGGTGGGAGAGGATATTCGGGGGTAAACGTGGCGAAGACTAGAGCACAAGAGAATCGCGCTATACGCCAAGAGGCACTGAGAGAGCAGCTATCCAAGCAGAAGCATGTCGAGCATGTCGTTGATATTGCTACACAATTAAGCGATCCGGCTAACGAACTAGACTCAGTAATGGCTAGTAGGTTAAAGGCGGCTGCTGATATACGCATGAAGCTAATAGCTAAGTACCTAGGGGACGTAAAGGCAGTAGAGATAACAGGAGAGGGTGGGGAATCCTTAACCATCAACGTGCAGTCTTTTAAAGATGCCTAGTATCTCCATACCGAATGAGTGGGCACCGCGTCCACATCAGATAGGACTGTTCAAAGCCTACGACGCAGGCACCAAGAGGTTCTGTGTGGTCTGGCATAGACGTGCAGGCAAAGACTCAACGGTACTGAACTTGTCGGCTAAGGCAATGCTAGAGCGGGTGGGTACATACTGGCATCTATTCCCCTATCAAACCCAAGCACGCAAGGCGATATGGAATGGCATCGACTCGCAGGGTAGGAAGATACTCGACCAAGTATTCCCGCAGGAGATCCGCAAGCGCACATCCTCACAGGAAATGCTGATCGAACTGGTGAACGGCAGCACATGGCAGCTAGCGGGCTCAGATAACTATGACTCTTTGGTAGGTAGTAACCCGGTGGGGGTGGTGTTCAGCGAGTGGAGTCTGTGTGATCCGAACGCATGGGCATACATCAGGCCGATACTTGCAGAGAACGATGGGTGGGCTTCGTTCATCTACACGCCACGAGGCAAGAACCACGGCTACTCGCTATACAACATGGCTCGCAAGTCTGATGACTGGTACTGCGAGAACCTCACGGTAAACGATACCAAGCGAGAGGACGGGTCGCCGGTCATCACGCACGAGATCATCGACCAAGAGCGTGCGGAGGGCATGGAAGAAGCACTGATACAGCAGGAGTTCTATGGCTCGTTTGAGTCACAGATAGCGGGAGCGTACTACGCAGACCAGATATCAGCAGCCAAGGATCAAGGACGCATCGGCAGGCTGCCTGTAGAACCCTCACTCCCTGTTCACACTGCATGGGACTTAGGTATAGCGGATGCCATGAGTATCTGGCTGTTCCAATCAGTAGGCAAAGAGATCCGGCTCGTGCATTACTACGAAGCTACAGGCAAGGGCATGGAGCATTACATCCAATACCTGAACCAGTGGGCCAATACGAATGGCGTAGGGCTAGGCACACATCTAGCGCCGCATGATATCGAGGTGAGAGAGCTAACATCTGGGCGCTCACGCAAGGATGTGGCTAGGCAGATGGGTATATCCTTCCGCACTGTGCAACGACCACGAGTAAAGGCAGAGGGCATACAGGCTGTAAGGCGCATGTTCCCGAGGTTCTGGATAGACGACGAGAGAGCAGAGCAGGGATACAACTGTGTCGCATCATATCGACGTGAATGGGACGAGAAGGCTGGTCGGTTCCGTGATAACCCGGTGCATGATTGGGCGTCACATGGGGCAGATGCACTGCAAACCCTCGCACTCGGGTGGAGAGAGAGTCTTTCACCGGCGCACATGCAGCGAGCACCACAGACGGCTAAGGTAAACTTCAATGTCTTCGGATGAATACTTCTATGCGGTGTTCACGCCTAGTCGAGATCATTGGTGGTGTCGGTTCCTGCACCCTGACTACCAGCACTGCTATCTAATCAAGGCAGAGGCGGGGCGATGGATTGTGTACGGCAAGACCACAGACGGGCTAGACCTGTTCACGCTGCCAGACTTCAGTGCATCCTCTGGTAATATGGTCGTGGTCAAGGCTGAGGTGGAGGATAATCAGCGAGGTTTATTCATGCTCAACACTTGTGTAGGCCATATCAAACACGCGCTAGGGATACGCAATCCGTTTATTCTTACGCCATACCAACTACATAAACACTTAACGAGGCACTAACTATGAAGAAGCCAAAGAAGCCAGAACCAACAGCAAGGGAAGTAGCGGTAACCGCACGACAGGAACGCGCACTTGATGAGGAAATAGCAGAGCAGGAGGGGCGCTTGCGAGCGCAACGACGAGGCCAACTAGGTACTCGTTCACTGTTAGCGGGAGCACCGACAACCCGAAGGGCTGCGGCATCAGCAATGGGCAGGGGTAGATCAGCAACAGCCGGGCCATCTGCTGCACAACGATCTAGCATCCTGAGCGGTATCAATGTTAGAGCGGGTGGCATGTTATGAAGTCGCCTAAATACCTTGGCTCAGTCAAGGACATGAAGCGCAGAGAGAAGCGAGCATTCGATACTGAGGGCATGTGGCACGACCAGATGTCTGATGTGTACGAATACTTCCTGCCTCAGCGTAACCTGTTCGAGACGGAGAATACGGGGCAGAAGAAGATGGATCGCATATTCGATTCAACCTCCCTCACTGCTATTCAACAGGCTGCTAGTAAGTTGCAGGAGAACATTGCTCCCATTCAGGCGCGATGGGCTGCCTTCCAACCTAGTAACGAGGTATTAGAGATACTCGAACAGGGAGAGGTGGGTGTTACTGAGCAACAGATACGCGAGAACCTTGATAAGCAGGCGAGCATAGTCTTTGACTACATCAACCGCAGTAACTTCGGTACTCAGTTCTATGAGGCTGCGCTGGATCTGCTGATCGGTACGGCTACGCTACGCATCGACGAGACCGATGATGACCTAAACCCTATCGTATTCCACTGCATACCACAGAAGGGCATAGCGTTTGAGGAAGGGCCATTCGGTAACATCGAAACACACTGGCGTAGGTTCAGCGTAAAGGCTCGTTTGCTTGAGCGTATGTGGAAAGGCGTGGAAGTATCCGAGGCTGTACGGGCATTGATCGAAAACTCTCCCGATGCTGACCTTGCAGTGAGCGAGGGCGTGGTATTCGAGCCTAAGTCAAAGCGGTACTACGGTTGCTTATGGGTGAATGGTGAAGATCGGTTCTCATGGATTGAGGATTTCGGTGAAACATCGCCTTGGGTCACTGGTCGATACACGAAGGTAGCCGGTGAAGTGCGTGGTCGTGGGCCTGCAATGCAGTGTCTGCCTGACGTGCGGAGTCTGAACAAGGCCAAAGAGTTCGTATTGCAGAAGGCTGCTATCGACTTGGCTGGTATGTACACGGCCACCGATGATGGTGTGACCAATCCCTACAACCTGACCATCGCACCGGGTGTAGTCATTCCAGTAGGGTCGAACAACACCAGCAACCCGTCGATCATGCGTCTGGATACGGGCACCAATCTAGGACTCGCACAGTTCGAGATTACTGAACTGCAAAACTCTATCAAGTTGGCGCTGTTCAATGACCTGAGAGACCCTGCTGGGCCTGTCCGTACAGCTACCGAGATAGCGATTGAAAGCAGAGAGCTTGCCAAGCGCATCGGTTCTGCCTTTGGACGGCTACAAACAGAGGTCTTGATACCCATTCTCAAGCGGGTGGTGTCTATCCTGACTCGTCGTGGACTAATCATGCCGATCCAGCTAGACGGCAGGGACGTAGACGTTAAGTTCACATCCCCTCTCGCTCGTGCTCAGGATGGTGAGGACTTGTTGTCACTCCAGCAGGCGGTGCAGTTCGTTGCCAATAACGCTGGGCCTGATCTTATTGCTACGTCATTCAAGATCGAGGACTTCGGCAGCTACGTGGCACAGAAAACCGGCATGGCATCCGAGCTAGTCCGCAGTGATGCGGAGAAACAACAGGCAATCCAAGCCGGAGCGCAGCAAGAGATGGCACAACAGCCCCAGATGCCCCCAGAATCGCCTCAGCTGCAGGTTGTTGAATGAGTTGGCAGAACATAGAGGGTAGGAATGAGGACGCTCACAAGGCTTCTGCGGAGGCCAGGGAGCGTTTCTCTGAATTAACGAAGGCATACAGCCGGTGTTTTTCTACCGAAGATGGGCAAAAGGTGGTGGAGGATCTGACACGGAAGTTTCTGTTAGATAACTCCACAGACCTTGGTGCAAGGAACGTGGAATACGAGGCTGCCTATCACAATGGTGAGGCGGGAGTCATTCGTATGATCGTTCACTACATACAGCAAGCGGAGAAGGTATGAGCGAAGTGGAGCAATTGGAAGAAGTGGAAGAAGTGAAGCCCAAGAAACGGGCAACCAAGAGCAAGATCGAGGTGGTTTGCTCTGAACCTGAGTACCTGAAGAAGATCAAGTTCAATATGGAGTGGCTGCAAAAGATCGGCACTCAGTATGGTATTGATCGGTTCGAGTACATACACAAATTCAGGGCGTTTCGTTGCTGCAAGTCCGGTCAACACGTTGATTGGGTGGATGTAAACGATGTCGCGCTGTTAAACGGTGAGCGGAGACTGGTACAGATCCTTCTCAAGCACCAACCTGTAAGCCCCAAGAGGGCGGTAATTAACTATCCTTGGAGATAAAGAATGTCAGAGGCCGTTGAAAACGACACCCTTGAAAGTAATGAACCTACGTCCCTTGTGGATGCAGCAGAACCCACCCTCTCTGAAGGTGAATACTTCTTAACGGAAGGAATCAAGGGTACTGGTGACACGCCCGAGTGGTACAAGGCAGAGAAGTACAAGTCCGTGGCTGACCAAGCCAAGGCATACACAGAATTAGAAAAGAAGTTCGGCGGCTTTACCGGCGCTCCTAAAGATGGCTACGCCATACCGGAGGGAGTGGAGGAAGGCGACGAGCTAATGGACGCTCTCAAAGGCTTTGCCGAAAAAACTAACATGAATCAGGCTTCATTTAATGAGGCATGGGAACTGTTAATCTCTCAAAGCGAGGCGGTTGAGGAAGTATCTGCCGAGATGGAGATGCAGCGTCTAGGTGATAATGCTCCTGAGCGGGTGAAGACTGTTGAACAGTTTATGAAGAATAATCTCGACAACGATACTTACGAAAAGGTGCGCTATGCGGTTAACAGCGCGGAGTCTATCGAACTGGTAGAGGCGCTAATCGGCGCTACGGCTCCGGCTAAGCTACCTATCGACGGACATATCGAACCCGGTGGCCTGACATGGGGCGACATTGAGGTTGAGATGTTCAAGAAAGATGAGAACGGACAGCTACTCAGGTCGGTTGATCGCAACCACGAGGCTAAAATTCAGCGAATGATGAAAGAATTTGGTGGTGATAAGCCATATTCGCAGACATTTGGCTAAATTTATTATTGACAAACCTGTATTTGTGGTATCTTAGCAAGGTCGGATACCCCATTTGGGCCTGACAGATTTAGGTTAAGGACTGACCGATCTGTCGGGTACTCAGTTTAAGACCTTAGAGTGTGAGGCAATCATGCCTCGTTAATTTATTTTGACAACTTTGAGGACTTAGTAATGTCAAAGAATCTATCCGCAGTAGCGGTAACCGAGTTTGACAGTATGGTCAAACATGCCTATCAGGGCATGGGCTTGCTGAAGAACGCGGTAACGCTGCGAAACAACGTAGTAGGTGATACCTACAAATTCCGCCGTATGGGCAAAGGACTTGCCAACCAGAAGTCTACTTCTGATCTGGTAACGCCAATGGACGTGGGCCACGAGTTCAAGACTGCCACATTGGCAAACTGGAACGCTCCTGAGTACACGGACATCTTTGATGCCGCCGAGGTTAACTTCGATGAGAAGCAAGAGCTTGCTTCAACCATCGCTGGTGCTTTGGGTCGCCGTTGTGACCAATTGGTTATCGACGCGATGGACGGCTCTACCCCTCTCACCACTGCTGTTCCTGCTGGCGGTACTAACCTGTCAATGGCTAAGGTCATCGAAGCACAGGTAGAGCTACGCGATCAGGGTGTGCCGAACACTGAGTTGTTCGCTGCCATTGAAGCTGGTGGTCTGGGTGGTTTGTTGAATGATGAGAAAGCTACTTCTGGCGACTACCAAGCTATCAAGGCTTTGGTTGCTGGTGAAGTTAACACTCTT